AACTATCCCCGGGGTCAGTTATCCGACCACCACCAATGTCCACACTCGGGTTCGACGCATCCGCCGCCTGAACAGCACCCTTCCCAGTCGCATCAAACCCACCCTCATCCCGGCCAGCCTCAGAAGCGGTCATCACATCCGCAACACCAGCAAACGCACCACACGTCCACGTCGTAGACGTAACAGTAACCGTGTCCATAGGGGTACCAGAACGCACACCAGAAATCGCACCCAAAGGACGCGACGTGTTGCCCATCGGCAACACCGCAGAGTTAGCCTGACGACGCATCCGAGCATTGAACTCCGGTGCCCCGTCAACTGCGTTCGCCGGCCAAAGTGTGTCAACCATTTATCACTCCCATGATTCGGTGGCCGTCACGCTTAGCTGTGATGCGGCATTGTAAGTAATCGCGTCAAACGCCCACGTGTTAGGCCCCGGTTGCATTGACGCCCAGCCCCTAGACGTGACCCACCCAGCACGAGAAGCCTGCCCGTTCGCCAGTACCGTTTTGGCTTCGTTATCGACAATCAGGAACTCGCCAGCACCCAACGTCAAAGACGAAGCAAACACCAGCTCTTTACCGCTGGAAACGTGTGTGACCTTCGGCCCAACACAAGGCCCATCAATGCGGAGAATGACAGGGCCGAACTCATTACCCCGGTTCACCAAAGACACCTGACCAGAAACACTCACCGCGTCATACGAGTACGGGAACGTCATCGGGTACGTCATACCGCCGGTAGACGACGGCAACGATGTTGTCCCAGTTAGCGTGTCACCAAACTTCCGCCAATCCAACGACACAACCTGAAACGTGAACTGCGACTGTGTAGCCCCAGCAAACGGTGTCCTAGTGACCTCCGACGCCCGCTGAACCATGCACCAACGCACACGCCCCATCTCAGACACTTGCATCAACGTCGGCTGCTTAGAAACCGCACCAATCAACGTGTCAATATCCAACGAATGCTGCGCCGGATTCTTCGAAAGAATCCACCCCGAAAGCGTCATCGGGCGACCCTGAGAATACGAATCGCCAGCCCAAAACCCGGACTGGCGTGTTTTCTGCACAGTCTGCAATGTTGGTGCTGTACCACCCCAACCATCGAACTTATTCACCAACCAGTACGTACCGTTCGAATCCTCCCGATTGAAAACCAAAGAACCCAACGTGATCTGCGACTCAGAAACCCATGCAGGTGTCGGTGCAGGACCGGACCCGTCACCAGGGAACAGGGTGTCGGAAGGGAAAGTGAGCAGGCCGGGGTACGGCATAAGTTACCTCCGTAAGGAAGGGACGGACCCGAAGATCCGCCCCTAAACGGCCAAATTCGCTTGATAATGGTTCACTCGCTGCGCAACCAGGTCAGCGTTCGTCGCCTCATAAATGTTGAACGTGCTACCACCCGCACCAGCAGCACCGGCAGCAGCCGACACGGACGGAACCGAAGGCACCCGAGCAATACCCGAAGTCAACGCATTCAACGTCTGCTTCACATCCGGGATCTTCACGTTGAAACCATCAATGAGACCCTGAATGATCGACTGGCCGGCAGGTTTCAGGAGAACCTTGTCCAGGCTCTCCGGCCCCTTCCATGACGGGATAAGGGAAGTCAGGCCAGACAGCACGTCTTTCACACCACCGATAGCACCCTTGATTCCGTCAATGAGGCCACCGATAATGTCTTGACCAACACCGATAAGCCAGTGAGCGGCACCTGAAACGGCACCCTTCACTGCGCCCTCAATACCCGACACTGTAGATTCGACATTACCCACAGCATTGGCGACATCGCGTGCCATATTCCCGAAGTTCCTGCCGAGGTCCTGTACGACTCCAACCATGTTCTTTATCAACCCGGCAACAAACTGAATGCCTGGGCCAAATTTTCCGTTCAACGCATCAGTCAGCAACTGAACCGGGTCCATAGTCCCAGTAAGCGCACCCTGTGCTTCGACAAAGAAATTCCCAAGCTGCACGAGCGGATCAAGAATCGACTTGATCGCACCAAACAGTCCCACAAGGAACGGCGTCAAAATTATGATCGACTGCACCAATCCGGGCAAGGAATCAGTAACCAACGTCACAATCTGCGGCAGGATAGGCGTAATTGCTTTGACCAGATCAATGAACGACGGAGCCAATTTCGTCAGCGCATCAATCAGTGCCTCACCCAGAGTTGGGATCAATGGAGTCAACGCATCCAACAATTTCACGAAAACAGGTGCCAACGTCGTAATAGCCGTACCCAAAACCGGCCCGAGCTGCGCCGCCAACGTGCCAGCAAACTCAGCCAACTTACCGAACGCCTCCGCCAACGACGGCAACGCAGGACCGATAGCCAACAGGCCAGTTTCGATACCTTTGAAAAACGCGGTCAACCCGTTCTTGAACGCAGGAGTAGAGATAGCATCCGCAATCTCACCCAGAATCGTCCCAACAGTTTCACCAGCACTAGCGAAAACGCCAGACATAGTGTTACTGATCGATGAGAACATTTCACCGATCGGCCCCAACGCTTTCGCAAGACCCTTCACACCCAACGTCGCACCCTGAAACAGGGTCGTCAACGTGGTCTGAAAAGCGGGACTGTTGACAATATCCGCAACCTTGCCCAGCACGGTAGCCAACGTGGACAACCCGCCACCGCCAGCAGCCTCAGCCGCCTTGAACACGCCACTGAAAATCGAACCGATCGAAGAGAGCGTGTTACCCAAATCCTTCAACGCGGCAATACCCGCATCAATGAACCCAGTCAGACGCCCATCCGAAGCTGCCTCATTCAACCAGTTGTTGAACTTGACCGTGATATCGGAAACCCACGACGCCAGGCGGGGCAGGTAACTGGACCCAACCTTCCCCAACGTCGCAATCGACTGCCCAAACTCATCCGTCGAACCCGAAGCAATACTGATCGCCTTATCCAGGTTCGCGAACATCTCGGTCAGCGCATCGCCACTGAACGCTCTCTCAAACGACTTAGCAACCGACGCCGACCACGAACCCAACTCGGACGCAGTAGACTTCAACGCACCCTTCAACTGCGGGAACGTGTTGTTGACCAAATCCAGGATCGGCTGCTTAGCATTATCCCAAAAATTGTCACGAACAATCTGCTTGATCTCAGTCCACACAGGAGCTAACGACGACAACTGTTTAGCCGAATCAGACAGTGCAATACCCAACACACCAACAGACACGGCAGCGCCAGCAAGAATCCCCGGCAACGCTAAAGACAGTCCACCGATCTTCGCCAACGACGCACCAACAGTGATCAGCCCACCAACCGACGACAACGCGGCAGCACCAATATTCGCAACAGCCAAAGAAATAGCGGCAATCTTCGGCAACGACTGATCCAAGTTTTGGATGATTTCGTTGACCCGGTTCACACCATTCGTAACCGAACGGAAACCGCTAAGACCAGCCAACTGGCCGGTAACCTTAGCCATCGAAAATGAGTCGAGACGGACACCAATATTGACGGTTCGCGACCGTGTTAGATGCGCGAGCTTCACCAACGCTTTACCAACGTCAGCATCAGCATTGACTGTTACATGACGTTTCTTAGAAACCTCATCAATGTCATGCTGCGCTTTGCCAGTGTCAGCATCAACGTTGAGAAGCAGACCATCACGCTTCACCCGCTCAGCGAACTCATCCACAGCACGGCGTGCCGGGGACGTATCCACATCCAGGTTCACCGTCAACTGGACAGTCTTCTCAAGACGTGTCAGAAACTTTTTGACAGTCTGCTCAAAACCTTTAGTATCCGGGACCACCCGAACAGAAACCCGTGAAACACCAGGCATGGACGGCCCCCATATTCAGTTATGTTCCGTTGATCACCGACATGAACCGGCCAACATTGAAATCACGGATCGACGGCGCGAACAGTTTCGGAGCAGAATTAGCTTTCGGCCCTTGAATCGCATACTTCGGTGCCTTCTTACCCACATGCACCGCAAACAAGGCGTTATGAATCTGAGCCAACAAAGCCGAATCCTGCGACCAACCAAAGAAACTCAAACCATCATCCGCAGGCTTCTCGCCAGGATGCTCAAACAACCACTTCGCACGAAACCGTGAGAACCGTTCCGACATAAGCCCCGGAATCAGTTCCAACACTTCAGCCGCCGACAAACCACCCGTGAACACAGCCAAAATGTTCAAACCGTAATGTTGCCGGAAGTCCGCAACCAGCTCGGAACGGTAATCATCAAGCCAATCGCAGACAGCGACTATTCCCCCACTGCCCTCGCATATTTAGCGATCAGAGCACCGTAAATCTGTTCCGACTCTTTCAAACCGGTAGCCCACGAAACGTAAGCATCCCTATCGGCCGCAATTGACTCGAAGAACTCGTCAGCGTCAGCCAACAGGTCAAGCAGCAATTTGATCTGCGCCGGATTCTCGGTACTCACATTGCCGTCATCGTCAACCAGATCACGCAGACGGTACAGCAAATTCAACACGGTAGACCGTTGCCGTTGACGGAACTGCACAGCCGGAAGCAGGGCAGGAACACCTTTCAGCAGTTCATTCTCCGACAGTGCAACATCATGCTCATCAACCGTTTTCGAAACCATTTTGCCAACCCTTTACACTCAGCCGACCAACAAAAAAATAGGTTCGGGATGGGCGGGTCGGCATTCCTGCACCCACCCCGAACGTGTGTCACAAAACGGTTAGCCCTCTTCTGGAGCAGTCAGACCCGTCTTGTAAACCTTCATGATTCCCGGACGACCATCAGTCAAAGCCGGAATAGCAGTCGTCGACGCAGCCAGAATCGAAGCAGCCAACGGCAACTCGAAGAAGTTAGCTGTGTCAATCGACGGAGCATCGCCCAGCTTCGTGGACGTGTTCGGAATGTAAAACCCGAGCTGCCCTGTACCGTCCTGGCACAACACAAACAATGCGCAACTCGTGCCGGCGTTCGAACCCGGCACAATGTAACCGTCGTCAGTATCAAACTCACCATTGAAAGCAAGATCCAGGTTGTCTTTATCAACCTGCAACGCGTTCACCGTCAACGACCAGTCAGTGACCGCATACATGGTGCGCACACCATCCTGCAACCATGTTCCAAGCGTCGTCGGGTCGCCACCATCAGTAGCGAACGCAACAGTGTTCTGAGTTGACGTGTGCCCAAGACTCGTCCAACCAGTCGGTGCAACAGCCAAACCAAAATCGGACAAACCACCAGCAGGCATCACCGTGTTAGCGGCAGCCTTAAAAACGGTTCCGTGCCCTGGTACAACAAGCGCAGTAGCATCTGCGGTCATAATTTCCTCCTGAAAGGGGTTTTGCCGACCCGCCGTCAGGCGCAGGAGGATTGATTAATTTCTGAGTGCCAGGGCAAACGACCCAGCGTATTTGACGACACCCTTACCGATAATGTTCGTGTCCGAAGACTCGGAACTTTTTGAAGCGGCAGAGCGCGAAAAAGCGGAGATGTCGTCAACGTCTTGCACGTGACCAACACCAGCAACAATGCCTGTCTGAGCGTCAGCCCAAACATGCACCAAATCGTAAACAGTGCTTGACAGCGACCATGCGTCACCCGGTTCACCCAGGATCGACACGTCGAGTTGGCCCGCCCACAAACCGGGGCCGTTACGTCTTTGCCCATCGTTCGTCAACGAATAGATGAGCGCAGGTAACGGAATCTCAAAATCCGCTGCAACATCTGTTTCCGTTGAAAAGTATGTTCCCGGAGGCATGTCGCGTTGGAACAGGGACCAAATCAGCGTTTCGTGATCAATCATCCGTCAACCTGCTTAGAAGCGTTGCGGAGAATGTGCTGACCGGGAACCCATGTGCCGTTAGGTGCCAAATGGCCCATCTCAATGTATGACGCAGCCGGGTCGTCAGCCACCACCAGGCGGTCTGTGACGCCCTTCTTTCCGGGATCTTTCACAACATGAATGGAACGTTGGAAAGCGTGAGTGCGCGCATGCTTACCGGCCTCCGCTTTAGCTAAAGTTGCGATCTCATCCGCAACCTCATCCAAAACATCAGACTCGCCAACCATCCGTGCAACCTGTGTAGAAAGATCCCTCGGAACGTACGCCATCAGGCAACCCCCCTACGTTTCAACACAACCTCCCAATGCCGTGTAGCAGGAGACATGTTCAACCATTGCGGGTCACCAACAGTGTCATACACACCATCAGACGCAGTGACAACAGAATGGTTATCGCCAGGCCAATCACGGCAAATGAAACGCCGCTGCGTGAACGTAACCGTCCCATCAAAATCCGCCGACTCAGCAGCCGACAACGGTTGAAACGAACCCCACACAGTTTCAGGTGAACCATCCACAACCCATGTTGACCCGTGAGGGCCAGCAACAGATTTCATGTTCTGCACAGACACCGAATGTGTTCGCCTATCGAGGAGACTCACGACCAGCCCCGATCCAAACCGACACCGATCGTCCCGGGGAACGTTTTACCCTGAACACCCGCCAAAGTCTCAATATCGTCATCCGTGAACCACAAATTGCCGGAAGCAACCTGCGCCCTCAAACCGTACGCATACGACCCATCAGACTCATTCGAGAACCCCTCAGGGTTACGAGTAACACGCAAAACCGCATCCGCGATAACCCGTTTGTAAAGGTTCTCCGTCAACCGTCCAGACGCCAAACGTGCCCGAATGCGGTCACCCCACCGACCAGACGCATAATCAACAGCATCCTGAATTTGAGTTTCAACCTTCGACTGGTCATACCGGTCAGCAAGGTCACCCTCGAGATAACGCGAGTTCACATCATCGAACGACACCGGAACAATCATCAGCGTTACCCCTCATCATCAACAATCAGGCGCTCCACCAGATCAGGTTTATTACCGGACGTTGGAAGTCCACGTTGCTTCAACTCATCACGCAGCTGGTCCAACTGCCATTCCGCATAAGGACGATCCGGTCCGTCGATGAAAGCCTTCGGATTCGTGACGTGTTGACGGAACCGGTGAGGCACCGGGCTACCAGCCTTCAAGACGGTAACCCGGTGCTGCTCATCAGTCACATGCACGTCATGTGCAAGGACCCTCATCGGTTACAGAACCGTAGCCGCAACCGTTGACTTGATGCCAGCGCTCGACACAACCGGCAGGAAAATCGAGGAAGCAAGAACCTCAACACCCTCAGGGTCGGACTGCTTGAACGCAGCCGCGAAAATGCCAGCCTGATCGCCGCCACCAACACCATACGCAGGCTGCAACGCCTCAGAAGGCACACCCCACAGTGTTTGACCGAGCGGGCCAACATCGCCAGCAAGACCATCGTTACGGCCCGGAACCAGAATGAACTGGTCCTGAGAAATGACGCGACCCGTGACACCCTTCACATCGGTGTACTGCTTGTCGTAAACCACAACATCAGTGATGCCCTGATCCGCAAGCACAGAAAGAACATCCGCACGGCTGATACGCGACGGAGTACCGTCCGTACGACCGAAGAACGCCTCAATGAACGACGTGTTCGTGGACAGTGCACGCAGCACCGCAGACGACGTGATAGCACCAGTAGCGATACCACCATGTGCAGCATCAAACACATCCTGCCAAGCAAGAATGTTCGCCACGGCGTCAGCACCAGCAGTAGACCACACAGTGCCAGCAGTGACGGTCTGATCCGAAGGACGACCGAAGTCAACCTCAACAGTCAAACCATTCTCACCCTCAAGGCTGATGCTGCCATGCTGGATCGCGTCGCCACGAGCAAACACGGCACGAACAGCGATCGACTGACCGTTGTTCACAGCCTTACGGTCAAGAGCCGCACCAATCTCATCCGCACCAGCACCACGCAGACGCAGTTGGTCCAGCTCGCCAAGACGAAGCTTGATGCTCGACGCCGGCAGGGAACCCTTGCGGGACCCAACCGCATTCTCCTTACCGTACGGTGCCGTAGCATCGTACGCGCGGAACGAAGCCGCAGGAGGCAGATCAAGCGCGTCAGACGCCAGATCGTAATCGAGTGTGACACTCTCAGCGCTAGGCAGGTACGGGGTGAGAGCGTCAGCCGCCTCCACCGCATCCGCAGCACCACGAGTTGTAGCCGTCAGATCAGACGCGCTACGGAAAGAAGGATCGTAAACACCCATCTCTAAATTCCTCCCTTACGCCTGAAAGGCGAACTTGCCCGTAGTGGGCGTTGAACGGTCAATGGAACGGTGCGCAGCAACCGGCAGGTTCGCCGGGATGATAACCGCGTCAACGATGTACGCTGCGATTTCAACAGTTGCGAGCGCGCCAGAATCCTGCTTCAGGTCGATTGGGTACGCAATGAACCCGGCCAGAACGTCAGAACCGTCAGTGTCACCACCAGCAGTGGTAGTCGCAACAGTCACACCAGGGGTTGAACCACCCGTGAGGCTCGCGGTAGCAGTCAGTTGCGGAACGTTAGCCCCGCCACCGAACGTCACAACGTACGGGCCGGAACCGGTAACCGAAACAACTGACACGCTCGACAGAGCCTCAAGCGCAGCCTTCACCTGTGCAGCAGTCGCGTTGTATGCGATAGCAGCAGTGGTTTGACCGTTGACAGTTAGCGTGAACGAACCACCAGTAGGTGAACCTGTCACCGTGACCGTCTGAACCTCGGAAACCCCACCGAACGGCACAAGGTAGTTACCCACCTTAGCCACGGCAAGTCCCGAAGGAACTACCTTCGTGGTCGCATCATAATGCGTGCCACTGGTGAGTGAACTCACCTGAATTGTGCCCGACTGTGCATTACCAAACGCAGCAGAATCACCGGCAAGCCAAGTGAAATCCGCAGTGGCAGGCGCAGGCGTGGACTGAATCGAAAGATCCGTCATTTTCAAGCCCTCCTAGGCTGTTTTTCTTGTCATGGATTCGCGAACCTCTTTACGTCTCTCCGAAATGGAGGAACCAGATCCGCCGCCTGCCAAACGCTGGCGTCCGAGGGCCGCTGCAACAGGGTCCTCAGTGGTTACGGTCGCGTCGGATACACCAAACGTCCCCGCATATTTCGTCAATTTCTCAACGTCAATGTCGCCCTTATCGTCCGTGAACGACAGTGCGTCAACGTGCTCAAAGATCGTTTCGACCTCTTCATCCGTTTTCTTCGTGATGCCCTGAAAACGACCCTTCACAGCCTCTTTCAGATACCGGCTAGCACCAATAACTTCACCATCACGACGAGCCGCCTCAATTGCTGCCTCTTCAGCGGACTGGTTAGCCTGCTGAAGTTGTTCCAACTCGGCGGCTTTCGCTTTCAAATCGTCGTAATCACTGCGAGCATTAGCTGCCCGCTGATGTTTCTTCGATTCATGTTTCCAATACGCGGCCTGCTCAGGAGCAGTCATCTGCTCAAGAGGCGTGTTCGCCGGGAAACCATTCTGCGTTGATGTGTCATCACCGGGCGCATCATCCGCGCCCGCACCTTGACCCGCATCACCATCAGTGGTTTCCACAAACCGCAAACGCGGATTGCAGTAGACCCTCTGGCCGAACGCATTGATTCTGAACATTTCTTTTCTCCATATCGGATAAGCGGCCCGGAACGGGACGCACGAAACCCCCTTACGGGGACTAGGCAGCGAGCTTCAACGCTTGTTCGAGCGTTGTAAGGTGCTCGCGCACATACTTGATCGACCGGGCATCAGGATTCGACAACGACTGCAAATGTGAAAGCTCACCCCGAGCCTCACCAACCGCTTTCTCCTGCGCCGAACGAATCGACTTCGGTGTTGGTTTCACATACTCGGGACGGCCAGCATCCTTAGCAGTACGAAAATGGTCACCCTCACGAACCAGAATCGGACCCAACTCACCATGCTCATTCACCTGAACTCGCGTGTTCAGCAAATCCTCCGCAGCCGTTGAACCGGCAGTGTCGTAAATGTTCTGCAAATCGTCCTGATTCAGTTTCAAACCAGGATCATCCGTTTTCGTGACCGGGAAAGTTCCACAATTACAGGACGGACCATGCAACGGCATCAGATCACCGCGAGTGTAAAACCGGGTCGCAGCCACCAAACATAAACCGCACGTACCCGTTTTGGACAACTCCGGGTGAATGATGCGCCGCCAACCAATGACCTTGCCCGACGCCTTGTAAACACGGTCAGCTTCGTCACGCTCAGCAAGCTTCACATCCTGCGTACCCAAACCCGTCAGCCGTTCAACACCAATCGTGCGAGCATCCTCAACCGAGGAACCCTGCGACAGTGCGTAAACGAACTGCTCAGCCGGGCGACGATACACATCCATCCCGGACACACCAGAACGCGGATACGGGTTAACCAAATCCGGCAACGACGACGGGGCAGCATCCAACTCACGCAACACCGTAGTCAGATACGCCCGCTCAAGCTTCCGACTCGCCAACATAGACGAACCAACCAGAGTCGCAGAACGTGCAGCTAAACCAGCCACAACATCAACATCACGCGCAGAACCGAAATCGCCCCACAAACCCAACAACAGTTTCAGCAACTTGACAATGATCGTCTGCCGTCTCGCAGCATGAGCCGTCGCCATAGCAGCCAACCGTGCTGTATCAGACATCAAGAACCACCAGAAGAATCAACCGGTTCCAAGAACGCCTCATCAGCCTTGTTCTGCTCCTCCTGCGCCATCTCAGAAGGCGTGAGCTGGAAAATCTTCTCATTGATCATCCGCTGAGACAGCCCACCAGACTTAGCCGACGCCGCCGCAGCAGAACGCTCCAAAATGGACGACCGGTCAACAGGTGACCAAATGATCTCAATATCACCCTCAGCCGCACGCACCGCATCAGCCTGAGCCTGAAAACCTGCACCCAAAGCCTGAACGATCGGCATCTCAGCACGATCAATCCACTCCTCAACCGAGAACGTCAAAGCCTCACGAGCCAAAGACGCACCCTCAGCCGAACCAGAAGCAGCATCCGGCGACAGAATATAAATCGGCGTTGACGAAACCGCAGCCAAATTCTTAGTGTCATCCTTCGTAGCACTCAGAATCGCTGTGATATCCGTAATCGCAGATTCCCAAATCGACGCACCAGCAGGCAACCGCCACAAAGCGGCAGGCCCAGCCTTGAAAATCTCGTCATAATTGACGCTCTGGCCCGCCTTCGGGTGATCATCCGGGTACACGTCAGGCAAATCACCCGACAGCGCACGTTGACGGAAAGCCTGCATAGCCGTAATCGTCAACCGGTCACGAATCGTGTTCGTAATCCGATCCAAGCTATCCAAATGCTTCTCGAACATGCCCTTACCGCCAGGGCCCTGCATACAAAAAACAGGAACCTGCTCGGTGTAACCAAGACGAACCGGGTCAGAAACCCAACCCCAATCACGTCCAGGCGACCACGGGGACCCATCAGACGGAACCGAAGACTTCTTCTTAGAACGAATCGCCTGCCGCATATAACCAGGACGAAACAACGTCAACGTGTCAACCTGATTGATCGGATCGAACCCAACATGCAACGCAGCCTCAGACAACCAAGGCTTCAACGAATACGGGCGAGTAACCGTAGACAAACCATCAGACGCAACAATCGACGGCGACGCAGACGCAGACGGTGTTTGCGGCCCAGTAGTCGTCAAATACGCTGACCCATAATTGCCGCCAGCGGTGAAAAAATCGCGGGCACCAACCTTCATCCCGTTACGTTTCCACATCGTCCACGCAGCAGAATCACCAATAACATCACCCGGTGCCGCCGTACGGAAACCCAAAGGTTTCATCCGGTTAGTGCGAGCAGAAACCACCAACTCGGCCATATTCAAACGCGACATATGAATGAACTGACGGTACGCCTCACGCATCGACAGATCTGCCTCATCCGGCAGAGCATTCGTCCCATCCGCATACGACTTCAAACGGTACAAGCGCGGCAAATCAGAACCGAACTGTACCGCCAACTCCATCAACCACCAGTCATCAGTTCCGGGAACGCTCGACTCATTGAGCACGGGAACCCCCTTACCTGACCCGAACCGGGACGAAACTCTTCTTCACTGGAATAGACTTCGACAAAGCCGCCAAACGCGCCTGCCACGCCAACATCAGCGCATACGCCGCATCAATCTTTCGCGGCGACTCAGGGAACTCCTTGAACAACAAATCACCCTGCGAACGGTGCCGGCGTCGAGCATTCAACACATGTTTACTCAACGTCGGGTCACCCCCGTGAGTGAGATCCTGATTCAGAATCGCTGAATGCAAATCGGCCACAGCAGCAACCGTCCGATTCACCTGTGCAGTACGCCATGTGATCGGATGCTGAGGTGCACCAACCAGAAGTCGGGAACCATACTTTGCTTCCCACTTGGCAACATTCGACTCCCACAATGTTGGGTCAGCAAAAAAACCAACCACGTTGAACCGTTTGAAAGTGTCATCAACGGTGAACTCAACAAGAGTCTCCGGGACTTCCCAACCCTCCGACTCGGGGCCGTCAGGTTCCTCCCACACACCAACCGGGAACGCATACCCATCAGACACACACACCGCCACCAAGGCGGTAGCATCCGTGGTGCCCTTCGACCGTTTACGTGAACCGTCAAACCCAAGCACGATCGGTTCCGTAGCAGAAACCTGCCGCGACTCACCATGAATCAGCGAATACAGAACACCAGCCCACTGCGGTTGCTCAACAAACGAATCAGCAGCACCCGTGATCTGGTTGAAATAGTAACGACGAGCATCCAACGGGTCAGTGTCAGGATCCCAAACCTCAGCCGCAATACGCGGCAAATCAACCCAACCGCCCGCAGGAACAGCAGAATCGCCATACGCTTCCGCCAGACCCCGCATCACCGAATCTTTATCAGCCAAATCCACATCAGATGACGCCTCACGAATGTCATACAGAAGACCCGAATCCTTAGACTTGCCTTCCTTGATACGCATCCAATACTCAGCAGACTTCTCAGCCACAGTCCCACGACCAGGAATAAAAGCGTTAGGAGACTCAATCGAAGTCCCATTCGTTTTACCCAAGTTGCGGCGCAACGTAGCAGCCAACTTGATACCACCGTTAGTGGAAGTCCACTCCTCCGTCTGATCCAAACCACACCAGACAGGACGGTTGCCCTCACGAGACGTAGCCGACGCCGTAACAGGCTCCATACGACCCTTACCCGGCAGATTCACGAACCCCTCAAGAGGCTCCAAACCCGGATACTCATCAACCGCGTTACCCTCACGCAGCATCTCAAGCACAGGTGCCCACGAGTTTTTAGTCTGATCCTCAGACACGGCAGCGAACTGAACCCACGGGGTACGCAACGTAGCCCACGGTTTACCAACCGGGCGACCATTAGCATCAAAACCGTCAGGGACAACCTCAGCTAAAGCCTCAGCACACCCAATACCACCAAGTATGGGCGACTTTCCCCAACCCTTCGCCCGAGACAAAACCGCACGACGATACACGCGACGTGTACCCGTCTGCTCATCCACCCGGTAATACTGCAAAATAAACCGAGCCTGCTCATCGGTCAAAACAAGAGGCGCATACTCCGAACGGTCAGGAGCTGCAAGCATCTCCTCAAACCAGTCAAGTACTGACCATCCCAATGTTGGGAATTCTCCTTCATACGCAGGCCGAAAAGCCGTCATCAATCCACCGCACGCAACGCCGCATACCGTGACTGCTGAGAATCAGGACGAACACGTTTATCCTCAACCTCATCCGCAACAGCGAACTGGATACGCAAACGTGCAAGATCAGCAGGAGAAATACCAAACGCCGCAAACTCGCGACGCATCTCCTCCGCATACCCCAACTTGCCTCGCATCACACGATCAAAAAGCATCACAGCAACACCCAAAAGAGTCCACTGTGCACCCACAAGATGCGCCGTCGTCGGAAACTCACCCAACTCATCCCAGAACCGCAAAGTCGCCGGATGCCAATCCTCGTCAGTTGACGGATTCGTGACACCAAACGACTCAAACAGTCCAGGCTGAGGGGTTGGCTCAACCGAAACAACACGAACCGCAACAGAATCTTTGTTACGCCGTGCACGCTTCGAAGGAGCTTGAGGAGCAGGACCAATACCAGCCACCACAATCACCCCCATAGGAGAAGCCCCACCAGCACGGAGAAGCTCAACTTGCGGGAACGGCCATATTCAGTTATTTGAAGGAATCCGGTCAGCTAGTAACCTCGCCGCGCGGCGTCTATACGCTCGAAGCGTTTATTGGAGACTATTTCGCGGGGTAGCTACTGCCGGAAGATCGGGGTATGCGAGTAGACACGCAGGGTGTTAACTCGCATAGGCGGGTGGGCGCGCCAAGTCATAAAAACGAGGACGCTCATTATGGGTTAGCGGAGAACCGCTTCATCCTGCCACCGTGAAGACGGGGTTATGACACCGGTCAACATGCCAGGCTCCGAATAGGTGCCCGTTGCCTGTGAAAAACCTAGTGAACCACGATCCTGTGACGACGTTTGACGCCACAGCGTGTCACCCCAGTCAGCCATCTCGTCATGGTGGAAATGATGCGTGATAAGTACGTCTGCGCGGCCAACACGGCCGAACTTACGAACCGCAGCAGCCATATTCTTCAACCACAGGTGCGCTTTACGTTCCGTCGTCGGACCAGACACACCTTTAGCAAACACATCACCGTGAGTCGTGACCAAAGTCCACCCATGTACGTCACACCAGACAGCAGCTTCATCACCAGCAATAATCCAGTCAATGTGCTGCATACTCTTGTCGCGTACCAGGGCGAGTTTCACCATCTCAACAGTGTGAGTGTCGTCATTGTCGTCAATGGTTGTCATTTTCCCGTTGATACGGTTCTCGCCATGATTTCCCTTGCACGCGAGCACGGTCACAGCGGTGAACATGGGCGCAAGCGTATCGATGGCGTGTAGCAACAGTGCAACAACACCCTCAAGTTGCTGTTTACGGTTCAAATCAAGGTTGAACGACATGTTTGGGTAGATTGTGCAACCCTCAACCAGATCGCCACCGCAAACGATGACTAGACGTTCAAGGTTCCGGCCAATCTTCCGCAACTCAAGGATGCGTTTACGGGCCGACTCGATGAACCGGTGAAAGTTCTTGATCGTCGCATCAGAGCCGCCGTTGTACGACTGCCCGAGCTGAATGTCATTGATGGAGATGACGAACGTGGACTCTTCACCATCGGTGGCAACCTTGAACTTGCCAGGCTTACCGTTGCCCTCGCGGATCTTCGCGAGAATCCCAACCGGGTCCAAGTCGTATTCGGCCTTAGACGCGATAGCACGCTTCGGCACGGCAGACATTCGATTACTGAACAAACCTTCGCCATACGCGATGCTGCGGATGCTCAGCGTGTAATCGTCGGGGTCATCACCGGTAGATGTGATCCAGTTGCGCGCATCAGCAAGCGTGATCGGGCGTGTGCGTACAGCAGTGACACTCTTAGACCCGTCAGAGGACTCCTCGGACTTGCCGGTAGTGCCAACAGGTTTCGCCGGCGGTTCCTTAGCTTTATCCTTCAACGACATGAACAACGCCCATTCCGGTGCCGAGCAGTCGCCTGATATCCGAGGTGGAAACCCTCATCAACGAACGCGTCATGCACCTCAGTTGTTGGCCGCATACTGTCGTTCAACAGTTCGGCGGCAGCATCCTGCTCATCTTCTGGCAGGGTGGCAATCCAGTCGGCGGCACCGCAACGGAGCCGTCTGTCAACTTTCCGAATTTGTGTTGCTTCACGTAAAGACACTTGCTTACCTCCTGAAATTGGGGAGGCCGTGCGGAGGCCACCGAAGTGACCCCGCGCACGCGCTATGACGACCACCTAAGGCCGTGTTTGTGACCGGGATCTCGTTGTCCCGGATTTGCCGCAATCGACGCGGCATTCACCCGGCCAGGGATTACCTGAACGGGGAGCATTGGTATTTATCGCTGTATGCGGTAGTCTTATTGCATGAAAAAGACACAGATGACATCACTCGAAGATCTGCCTACAGATGGAGTGGAAGTCCGGGAAACTAAGCAGATATTTAGAAACATTCGTGATCGCAAGGCTGAATTGCATCTGACAACAAGTGCTCTAGCTAAGCGGCTTGTGCAACTCGGCTACTACGAGTACTACGGTCCGACTACGCTCAACAACCTGCTGGCGGGAAAGCGAAAATCGATCACGATCCATGAACTGCTCGCATTCTCCGAGGCACTGGAAGTAACTCCTATGGAGTTGTGCCCAAGTCTGCGGAGCAAGAGTGAAAGCGCATTCGCTCGCGAGAAATACCGTCGCGAGTTGATCTCCGATCTGATGAAAATGCCGTAGTCGCCTAGTGGCAGACTGAACGGGGAGATTGTGAAAGTTAGGTGCATGTCACCTAACGTGAGCGGACGGTTACATCCAGCCAAATGCGCGCCATATGTTCTCGAACGAACCCGGGTAGACGGCGGAGTGTGGACGATTGTCCCTGAATAGGTGGACCCCGGCATGTTCGAGCGACGAACTAGCCAACTGCGCGCACTGCCACCGGTCATTGGATCGCAAATACCGTGCCAACCATTTAGGTGTGTGCTCACCAGTAATCAGGGCAACACCGATAGCAGCATCCGCCAAATAGTCGTACGGTGTGCCCAACTGGCTCAGCGCATACAAAGCCACATGTTGCGACTGCATAGCCGACAGTGGCAGTTCGGACCATGCGACCGGAGGCCAATAATCGACCCTGCGAACACGCACACCGCCAGGTTCAGCGCTGACACACAACCCGTCACCGATACCCACCACAACATGGTTCACTGTCGAATGCGTGACCGTGCGAATCAACCAACCCCAAAAACCTGTAGTTGTGCACAACCCGATTTGACCGAGAGACATTGCAGCCCCCGATCAGTCAGGCAGACCGCCCAACTCGTCAACATCCTCAGATGACAGCGTCATACCGTCAGGGGAAGCCCTGTAATGCTCGCAAACGCGGTCGTAAAGCCGTTTAGTGTCTGCGTCCCACGTCACAGCGACACGAGTCACCAGTTCC